GCGTGTAGCACCATACAAGGGAGAAAACGACGGCGTGCGTGACGGCGACCGTGGTCCTTGAGCCGCCAGGGGGCAGGGATACCAGGACACCAGGAGTCAGGACATAGAAGAGAACAGCCGCATACACTAACGACGCCAACATTGTTTGTTTGTTTGTTCTATACTGCGGGAAAAAAGTGTTTTAACAAGGGTGGATAGGAAGTATAAATGAGCTCTGATCGCAAGAAGGTTGAGCTTCCAAAGGCAGACGAGGACGGCGTGGTGGACTACCTCGATGAGGACCCCGAGCTGCCCAACCAGCGCTACTGCATCGTGTCCTTTATTTCGCCCGAGAAGGTGATTGAGCGCAAGCAGGATTTCTTTTTCAAGCACTTCATGCAGTGGACCGACTACGATTTCAAGGTGAAGGGTCTGGAGCACTTGGCTGACTACATTGCTAAGAAGTATTCCATCAAGATCGATGATATCATGAAGGATATTCACGATTTTGAGAAGACGCATCGTGAGGAAATCAAGAAGTCGGATATCCCCGAACAGTACCAGGTCTTCCTCCTCAAGCACGAGAAGGAGGTGCAGGAGGCGTTCGACAAGGCCAATAGCTTCCAGTGCAATATCCGCGGCGTCAAGGTTCGTCGTGCATTTCCGTCGTACGAGGAGGCCCAGCTGTGGTGCAAGGTTCTGCAGCGCAAGTATCCCAAGGACAACCTGATGATTGGCCGTATGGGCTGCTGGCTGCCGTGGGAGCCGTCCGAGCATCTCATGGAGAATGTGGAGTACGCGAACTCCCAGCTCAACGAGATCATGCGTAAGTACAAGGAGAACGAGGCTAACCGTGAACTGTTCTTTGCGGAGGAGCGTGAGATGTCGATCAAGGCACAGAAGGAGGAGAACGCCAAGCGCCGCGCGGAGCAGAATCAGCTGCAGGATCTCGCAAAGCCCGTTCACCCGTCGGAGGGAGCCATGCGAGAGTAAGGAGTATGTGGTGCCATGCGAGAGTAAGGAGTATGCAGTGCCATGCGAGAGTAACGGATTAAGTGCCGCCCTTCTTCACCCAAACCGACGGTCCTTTACGATTGTTTAGGGCATCAGGGTTGTAGTCGTTGGCCGCCAGCATCGTGGACATAAACGGTCTGTTGTCCACCCAGAGCGAATCAGCACACATGTGGAACTGCGGGTGATCACTCGCCTTGTACCAGAACACTTGGTCTTCCAGCTTGTTGGAAGACGACGAGTTACAGATCACTAAGCACTCGTAATTCTCGGTACACTGGTCCATGAACTGGCAGAACATTTCAAAGGTGGGAAACATACCTGCATAATTCTCGTAAATGCGGCGGCGATTTCCAAGAATGTTCTCGCGAAGAATGAATACGAAATCGACGTTGGTACGGAGATTGGGAGTAATACCGAGGGGGTACTGCATGGTAATCATGGTCGCTAGATCTACGTGACGACCGTTCATGAACACGTAACGAGTGGATTCCTCTTTGATCCATGTGGCGTCGTATAAACAATCATCGAGAATAAGGAAAGCACGAGGGTCAACGGTTGACCCGCTCGTTTGATTACGCTGCTGTTTAAGTGCTAATTGACGACGAATAACGTTCATGATAATTTCAGGTTTGTACTTGTCATGAATGAGTTTGGATGGAACCATATCTTGGAAAAAGCGGTTGGCCACCTCTGTTCCTGAAATTACGGTTCCAATGGGAAATGCATCCTGGTTGTGAAAGAGAATATCACGCACCAAGAATGATTTTCCCGTGTCTTTCTTCCCGATAATGACAATCATAGGCGATTTTCTAGAATCCATCGCACAACGTTCTTTGATGACGTCCATGTTGAACTTTTTGATATTAAAGTTCATACGTACCAGTATTAGTATTTTCACACGAATAAATAATGGCCAAAACTACACACGCATACACAGTTCACGCCATCAAGTTAACAACAGGAGACGCTGCACGGGTCACTGGAAACATTGCGATCTTTTCTGTGTTCTATACCCTTGCTGGTGCGTTACTGTCGTATGTTCTCTACTACCTGTTTGATGTCTACAATGACAAGAACAAGGAGTGGGAAGAGAAGGGTCTGTCGTACCAGGTCTTTGATGTATCTGTGGAAATATCCATGATCGCTATTGTTGCCTTCTGGTTAGTGTATTTGATAAACGTGTCTGCTCCCATTATTCCTGTTCGGAAGGGCTTAGAGGATTTCGTGGATTCGTATACCGCTGGCCTTTTCTTCATGTTCGCCATCTTCATTTTCCTGGGAGATCTTACAAACAAACTCAAGTATATCTTCGACACGTTCTTGGGATCATACTTTGATTTCCTGTTCCCCGCCGAGGGGTCTATTTTGGACGGTACGCTGCGGTATAGCAAGGAGCAAAAAGAGAGGAAGTAAACATAATCGGTTGAAATGCCTAAACCTGTGTCGGATCTACGGACAACCAATAGTCCATTGGATGTCCATAAGTATTCGAATATCCAGGGACTGCAGGAACAGGCACAGAAACACTGGGGTCTTCGTCGCCTCCAGCCCTTTTTTCCTTCGATCGAGAAGTTGTTTAAGTTGGATGTTCGCCTACCGCACCATTATGGTATCAAGACGGCTGTACCTATCCAGACGATCACAGGCGAATCTTCCGTGTATGCCAGCGGTTCAGAAACTCCCGTTCACTTGAAGAAGACGATGTTGTATTCGGCTTACCGTGTCATGCATGGTGAGTATGCGGGAACAGGTCTCCCGAACGTCGGCGAGGTGGCAACAGAACCCCTGCGCATCCAGTCTCCGTATAACGCGGGATATGTTGGCTCACTTGCCTCGCTTGTTCTGTCGGAGTCGGTGTGTGCGCACTTTCCTCGTGTATACGGAGTCTTTTCAGGAGTTGCTGAGCGGCATGTCCTCGATATTTCCGACGATTACGAGGATTTGTGTGATCGTCCGTGGTTCTCCCAGAACATTGGACACTTCTTTGAGTTGCGTCTACGCAAGCCCGAGGTTCCCGTTCTCCAATTTGCAGAGTATCCTTCTGAAGACATTGATCTAGGAGCCACCGAACTTGAACCAATGATATCTCCTTCAACAACAACACCTATTATCCCTGTAAATTATGATGCCGATGATGAGGGACAGGGATATGAACACGAACACGAGGATTCGGGGGATGCCGAAAGCACGGACGATTGTTCGACAGACTATATTTTCAACGTTCGCTCATGTTCTGAGAGTGATGATAGTGGTGAGTCCGAGGATGACGATGACGATGACGGGAGCGCAGATGGATTTTCTGAGCCAGAAGAGGACGAGGCGTTTGCCCATGCTATTTTTAAGGATGCCCCTATCCAGGTCACGGTGATGGAGAAGTGTGAGGGAACGATGTACAAACTGTTCAAGGAGAACCCCGAACTTCATAAGCGGTGTGCGTGGTTGGCCCAAGTAATTTTTGCGCTAACGTTTGCTCAGCGTACATTTGGATTTGTACACAACGATCTTCATATTATGAATGTGATGTATGTCCCAACAGACAAGGAGTATTTCTACTACGGTGTCGGCGGAAAGACATATCGCGTTCCTACATACGGGAAACTGATCAAAATTATTGATTTTGATCGGGCGACATTTTCCGTCAAGCTTCTGAAAATGAAGGAGTCAAAGTTCTTTATGTCTGATCAGTTTCATCAGGAGGAGGAGGCGGGAGGACAGTACAATATTGCCCCGTTCTACAATTCCAAGTATCCTGAAGTCAAGCCAAATCCGTCGTTTGATCTCGTACGTCTGGCAACCTCGATGTTCTTTGACTGTTTCCCTCACGGTCCGTCGGAGGAGTACAAAGGTAATCCGCTCTACACGATGCTGATGTCATGGCTCACATTACCCGACGGCCGTTCGATTCTATTCAAGAATGCGGCAGAGGGCGATGTATCAGAACGGTATCGCGGGTTCCAGTTGTACAAAGCCATTGCTCGGTATTGTCGGGATACTGCGGTTCCTCGGAAACAGATAGAGAAGTTTGGTACTCCCTATCTCTTTGAGGGTAAACCGCCCGCTGGCGAGTCAACTCTGTTTATTGAACCTTAAATTTAATCCTTCTTGTCGTGCTTCTTGGACTTCTTGTGGTCCTCCGTATCCACATCGACCTTCTTCTCCTTGAAGCCCTCGCGGCCTAGATACGACTCGGCAATGTGACGAGTGAAGTGGAGAACAAGGGCAAAGAGAACTGCGTGGGTAGCTGTAACAACCGTCTTCGAGCATCCAGGGGGGAGGCGGACGAGAACGCCAGGGACCAGGGCATAGAACAGAGCGGCAGTGAACGCGAGCATCAACCAGTTCATTCTATTGATTTATATGAACCTGCGATTTGGTTTTTTAGAAGGAAGGGCGACCAACGAACATATCCTGAACGGCAGTAGAGGCCGTTGAAACGGTGGATGCAACCACGGTCTCAACATCCCCGCCGACCGCATACAGCAGTCCACCCGCGCCAGCGCCAGACAGAAGGCCAACCTTAGCAGCATCCGCCCACTCTACAGGCTTCTTCTTGGTGTAACGCTCCACAATATACACAAGAACCGCGGCGACCGCAACGACAACAATCATAATCAATAAATTGGTGTCGAGCATTCTCTATCTATTTGATACTTTCAAGTGGGTTTGTTTATACTTTTAGAACGAGCCCCTCACCCTCCTCGGGAGTCAGATTGACATCGCCGTCATCCTTCTCCTTCTCCTCGGGCTTCTTCTTGTCATCATCATCATCTACGGCACCAAGATCGAGTTCAAGTGTCTCGTCCGACAGATGAATCTTCGGGTGCTCATCGTCCGTCTCTTCATCAAGATCCTCAGCATCCTCGTCATCCTCATCGATCTCTGCATGGAACGCGACCTTCTTCTCGGGTTCAGCGGGGGCAGGGACAGGAACAACGGTCTCGGTCGGCTGAATGACATCTGCGGTCGGAGCAGGGGCGTCCTGGACGGAAAAGTAGGTGTTCACAATGGACTGCCATGGTAGGAACGAGTCGAGAACAGTATCAAACGCCGAATCGAGAATCTCCTCAATCTGCTTACGATTACGCGCCTGCTGTTCCGTCGGGACACCGATCGTGCGGAACAGGTAAGCATGTTCCCAGCATCGCCGAGCCACCTCCTTGTAATACTCATGCAGGAAGCGGGGCAGCGGGGGGCGCTCAAATTCTACTTCGACACTGTCCTGAGTAGACCGATACTGAATGGCCGCAAACGCACGAAGATACGTCAAGAGAACGCCCGTGAGCAGTTCCTCGAGGTACGAGCACTTGGATGCGGCCACAATACGCTTGACCTCGGCCTGGAGAACCTCATCCGTCCACACGGGGATACGGGTAAGCAGGTTCTGGAAGGTCTTGAGTACCTGATCCATCTGGTCGTTCTTCTCGCAGATGGTCCGAGCATTCTCGTAGACACTCCAGATTCCCTCGGATACGTGAGGAAGAACCATCAGTGAAAAACGATTACGGATGTGGCGCTTGGCGAACTGTGCCTCGTCCTTGAGCGACATTTGTATTGTCGTTCCAGATGTTTACGTATACAATGAACGCCAGTGTTCGGGCAGAGTCGTATTGAAATCTGCCAGCAATGTCTCCACCTGCTTCTTCCCCAACTTCATAGGGAACTTCACAGGGATGTAGAACTTGTATGCTTTGGCGGCTGCCTCGTCGGAGATGCGAATGAGGTTCACGCGGGACACCACCGCTTCCACAACACGAATGAGATTGCGCATACCTTCTTCGCCATTCGAGTACTCCTTAATAATGTATTCGGCCGCCTCTTCATCGGCCGAAAGGTCTTCGCGAGAGATTCCAGCATGCTTGAGAATGTCGGGCCAGATATAGTTGGCAACAATCACCTTCTTCTCCTTATCATTGTATCCTGGAACATTGATCACGCGCATACGGTCCTTTAGCACTGGGTGGACCCGCGACTCGTCATTGAACGAGAACACAAACAGACATTGGGACAGATCAAAGTCAATGCCTGCAAAGTAGCGATCGTGATACTGGGAGTTCTGGGAACGATCCGTGAGGTGGATCAGCATAGAGGTGATCTCTTCGCCGTGTGGGGTTCCAGAAACCTTGTCCAGCTCATCAAAGTAGAGAACTGGGTTCATGCATCCTGACTGAATGATGGAATCAATGATACGGCCCCACATAGATCCTTCGTACGTGTAAGAATGACCTACATAGTGCGATACATCCGATGCACCGCCCAGGGAGAAGAACATGAATGGGCGCTGGAGGACACCCGCAATTCCGTTGCGGGCGAACGAGGTCTTGCCTACACCTGCTGAACCACGCATCGCAATGACGTTTCCAACAGACTCAGGGTTGGAAATCCACTGGGCGAGAACCTGCATGATCTGGGTCTTGGCTGAGGTCATACCATATGTCGCCTTCTCCATCTTTGCATGTGCCTCATTCAAGAACGTTGAACACTTTTCAACACCGTCCTTCATCGTGACAGGCAGAGAGATCTGCTTTCCAAAGGGGACCCGCAGAATACCGTCTACCCAATTCCTCAGTTTCTGGGCCTCGCCACTATCAGGTCCCATGCGTGTGATCGCATCAATCTTGCGAATGATCTCACTCTGGATTTTTGGACTAGTATCCATTTCCAGAACCCTGAACTTGTAGGGAACATCTGATTCATTGATCATCTTCGAGATTGTCTCCATCTTCTTCGTAACATCCTTCCGCATCTTCTTGGTTAGGTCCTCGAAGTATTCCCTCTCCTTACGCGACAGCTTGAGTGGAATATCATCCTCTTTCTCCTTCTCCTTATTCTTCCGCTTGCGCTTCTCGTCTTCGTCCTCATCTCCCTGAATAATCAGAACTGGCTGACGACCTGCGCCCCCAGACATCAACCGACGACCCAGAATATGTTGGATAAACGACGATGGGATCTCTTCACTATCCTCATCAAATCCGTCCTCGTCATCATCCTCGTCGTCCTCTTCGTCATCCTCATCCTCATCCTCATCATAGTCTTCCTCCTCTTCGTCAACGCGGGCATGAAGATGAATCTTGACCGATACAGGCATGTTTGTAGGAAGCGTGATTCCATGAACTTGGCGGGTTGCTTCTTTGGGAGCAGTAGCAGGTGTAGAATTGACATCTACCATATTCACATCCTCACCATCAGATTCGGAGTCATCTTCCCCCCTATACGTCGAGTCATCCTCCGAGTTGTAGTCGTCAAACAAAGTATCGTCATCCACCCACCGCACATTATCATCATCCTTCTTCTTAGCCTGCTGGTGGTTACTGCGCAAATTATACTTCTTATTTTTTGGAGAATTTTTCTTATTGTCGGACGGGGACGGCGGTGGCGCAGCTTCTCCGCTCTTGGTTCTACGACGCTGTGTAAGACGCTTAGTATCCGACATCTTACTTCTTGGTAGTAAAAAAGAACGTTCGCTTCTAATCCATTTTGTCGGACATAATATAATGGACAAGGACCTAATTGAAAAGGCCGAAGATCGTATAGCCTACGACGCGGCCAACGATCCTGGAATTAAGAAAATCCTTCAAACTGTTCGTGAATTTATTGAGAAGCGTCGTGTTCTGTGCTACGGTGGAACGGCTATCAATAACCTGATTCCAGTCAACACAGATAAGTTCTATGATCCGAACTACGACATTCCCGACTACGATTTCTATAGCGAACAACCCCAACTTCACGCGATGGAACTGGCAGATATCTTTCATTCGCAGGGCTTCAAGAGCATTGAAGTCAAGCCTGGCGCACACCTCCTGACATTCAAGGTATTTGTAGATTTCACGGGTGTTGCTGATATCACGTATCTGGATCCCGCAATTTTCAAGCGCTTATGGAAAGAGAACATTGTCAAGGAGGGGATCCATTACGTATCTCCCAACTTTCTGCGCATGTCGATGTATCTTGAACTGTCGCGACCCCGTGGAGACGTATCTCGCTGGTCAAAAGTGTATGACCGTCTCATGCTTCTCAACAAGCATTACCCTGTAGGCTGTCCTCCTCACAAGGACAAGGAGCCTACAGAGATTACCGATGCCGAACGACAGTCAATTGAGCACGTTCTACAGACCAAGTCCCTGATTCTTCTGGGTCTCCACGCCGCGAATCTACATTCGAACAAGCGGACAAATGTATGGGAAGTTCCTATTGATATTCTAGCCACCCCCGACCAGTATGAGATGGCGGTCAAGATGTTTACCGAGATCTTTGTGGGTCGTCATGCCAAGGCACACGCCCACCCCGCATACGCCGAACTTCTCCCCGAGCACACGGACATCGAGGGTGCGAACAATTTCATCTACTGTCGTGTATTCAAGACCACTGCGTGCCACAGTTACCACCAACTCCGCAGTGGAATGAAGGTGGCGTCTATCCCCACTCTCCTCCAGTTCTTCTTTGCATTTGTGTATGCCGACGCCCACTACATTGAGGGATATGACCAGAACCGCATTATCTGTATTTGCCAGCGTTTGATGGACCTGGCAGCATCCACGAAACGGCGGTATAAATTATTGACTCCCCTGGACTGTCTGGGACATCAGGAAACACTCCTGGAAATGAAAAGTCATACGGGTGAACTTCGCGAATCCCTACCAAGGAAATCAGACGAGTTCATGAAGTTCTTTTTTACGTATAAACCAGGGCAACTTGATAAGACCCAGAAAGTCCGTGTTCGTGAAAGTCTTAAAAAGACAATGAAAACTGTTCCACTCAAGGCGGAGTTAGTAACGGACAAGACTGAGGGAAGCCTGTAGGGTGCTAAACGGGGCATACGATAAGTTCACACAAGGAGAACAGGCTCCCACATATCCTGCACGAGGGGTCAGAGCATTTGAAGGACCAAACGACATTATCGATTTACCCAACGCCAGAAGATCGCTCTGGGGGATTCCTCCGATCGGGTCAATGTTCTTTCCAAGAGTTGTGGAACCCACCGTGTAATTCCGCTTGATTCCCTGGCGCTTGATCATAGCTGTGACATCCGATGCATTCCTGAGTTGTTCAACAAAGTTTGCATTTGAGTCCTTGCCGAGGCCGTATCCAATCTGGCACGTCGACATCTTTTCTTTATTGATTCGTAAGAATAAAGATGGGGAAGAAGTCTATCTACCTTGTGATTCTTTTCATCCTTGCCGCCATCACACTTCTCTACCTCCTACCCAGCCATGAACGCGAGGGACTGAAAACAATTAAGACTCCTCCTCTATCCCCCGACGAAAGCATGAAGCATGTAAAAGCAGGTATTGCCAAGCTTGGAAGCGATGGGTACATTCAGGATATATCTAACCGCATCGGCAAGATCGAGCAGACGTACCCAGATATTCCTGACGAGGAGTAATAATAGGAATGAAAGCAGGTAAATATCTACCCCTTGTCTTCGTGGGTCTTGCTATCGCAGTGTTGGTTGTGCTTACCAATCAACAGCGCGAAACGTTTGGGTTTGGACAGATGCCAGCGATGATAGATCCGTGCACTCTCCAACTGTCTGGTCTCAACCAGCGGGTCTCGAACCTTGAGAATCGGGCAAACGATGCGCAGGACAATGCGAACACAGGTGTAGGCCAGATTCAGATGGTCACAAAGTCTTAATTTAACTCTGATGAGTTGTTACCCACCAGCCTGAGCTGAGGAAGTTCGGGTAATACGGCATACTGTTCGGGCTTTGT